CCCTGCGGACCCTGCCGAACCTTGCCGGCGATGCTGTTGCGCAGGTGCCCGTTCAGGACGGGGACGATGCCCTTGGCGTGGCCCTCGGCGACCAATGCCGCAGAGGTCAGCGCCTTCCCCACAGCCCGCGCGACGCCGACTTGGCCGACGGCGCGGAGCTTCGCGGCGAACTGCTCGGGGGTCATCAGAGGACCGGGATTCGGTAGGGGGCGAGCGCCTGCGCGACGGCGGCGGGGATCGTCTCGTCTCGGAGGCTGACGGAGACCCCTCCCTCGCTGACCGACGACTGGCCCTGCGACCGGCGGAGGGTGAACAGATGCCGGGTGAGCATCGCCACGGCTTGCTCGAGGTCATCGGGCAGGGTCGACCATCCCGCAGTGACCGATGCCTTGACGCCCCGGCGCTCCAGGGTCAGGGCAGTCGCGGAGGGCAGCAGGTCGAAAGCGCACATCAGCGCGTCGGTCTCGTAGGTCGCGCTGTCGACGAGGGTATCGGACCCGAACACCCGCAGCGGGTCGCTGTAGAGGGAGGTCCACGCGGTGACGTTGTGCACCCTGAGGAGCACGCGCCGGCCGTCGGCGCTGACGTGGAGGTCAGGCTCTCGCAGGACGTAGGCCGTCGAGCCCAGCGTATAGGCGCCCGACGAAGCCCGCGCCATTCCGCACCACTGCGCGATCTGCGCGTCGGCGGCGTCGATCAGGGCCTCGATGGTGGTGTCCTCACCCGTGCCGGTGATCTCCGGCATGAGGGTGCGGACGCGGGCGGCGGTGATGATCGGCATCAGGTGCCCCCGGTGAGGTCAGGGTCGGTCGGCTCGGCGGGCGGGTCGTCGCCCGGCCCTGCCTGCGCGCCGGCGGTGGTGACCATCCGGCGCGTCAGGTAGGGCAGCCCTCCCACGGCCCGGCCTGTGGCGGCGTAGGCGCGGGGGAGGGCGGCGGCGAGCGCAGGGCCGGCCAGCGGCGCGGGCGCGGCGCTGGGGGCGTCCTGCGGGGGCACAGCGGGCACCCCGGCCGCGGCGGGGGCTGCGGTCGGGGTGAGTGGCATCAGGAGCGGATCTCGGTGACGCTGAAGGAGACCACGCCGGACATGACCGCACCGCTGCCGGTGTAGGTCTTGGTGACGCTGACCGACTCCAGGCTGTCGACCTCGAGGTCGGCGCCGCTGGCCGACAGGGTCAGCGCGTAGCGGGTGCCGGCGACGAGATCACCCTGGGCGAGGTTGGTGGTCAGGGTCGAGATCGTGGTGGCCCCGATCTTGACGGTGATCGTGCCGCTGTTGGCGTCGGCCGCGGTGACGGCGGTGTCGGGGACGAAGCACACGCTCTCGGTGAAGAGCTTGGTCGGGCGGGTGTTGTTGACGTAGCGGGCGACTTCGTTCGCGCCGGCCGCGGCGGTGCCGATCTTGATGTCGATCTGGTGGTAGAGAGGGGCGGACATGGGGTCACCTCAGAGGGGGAGAGAGGGGCGCACCGGCTGCCGGCGGGACGGGTGAGCGTCCCGCCGGCAGGGTTGGGGTCATCAGGTGGCGTCGTAGCCGACCACGACGTTGACCGTGCTGGCGCTGGTCAGCGCGGTGCTGTGGTCGGGGCTCTCGAAGGCGTACCGGCCCGAGGCGACGAGCGTGGTCGTGTTGTTCAGGATGTTGGTGTCGCTCTCCAGGGTCAGGCCCTTGCGGGTGCCCAGGATGAAGCGGTCCAGATCCGCCATCACGATGCTCTGCTTGGTGTTGTTGCCGGCGGTCGCCGAGTGGAGACCGTCGGTGTAGAACGCGCCGGTCTCGGCGCCGGTGCGGCCCAGCGGCCAGGACCGGATCACGGGCTTGCCGCCGATGGCGAGAACCTGACCGGTCAGGATCGTCGCAGCCGGGCCGAACTTCTCCAGGCTGACGACCTCGGTGATCGTGCTGAAGCGGTTCAGGATGTTCTCGAAGCTCGCGAAGATCGCGACGCGGCTGTTGTTCTGGCCCACGCCGCCGCTCATCTTGGCGTGCATGCCCTGGATCTTGGCGAAGGTGTAGCTGCTCGCCATGTCGTACTTCGCGGTCGCGCCGATATCGAAGGCGCGGGCGCGGAGGCCCAAGAACGCCCGACGGTGGTCGAGGCTGCCGCCGACGTTGCTGCCGCCGCTCGGGGCGGTGACCGGGAACACGCCCTCGGGAGCCCACGCGGCGAGGCTGTCCTGATGGGTCGCGTTGGTGTCGCCGTTGATGATCGCGTCGAAGAGGGCGAGGGCAGCACCCTCGGCCATCTGCGCGCGAAGCTCGGGCAGGAAGGTGATGATCGCGTCAGCGTCGGCGTTGCGGTCGAACTGGACCGCGCAGGCCATGTCCTTGACGTTGTAGCTCAGGGCGCCGGTGCCCATCGCGGAGAGCAGGAAGTCGGCGGCGGCGCTGGCCGTCGCGGCGCCCTGCAGGAAAGGCCGCGGGCGGGCGGTGCCGAGCGGCGACTTCATGTTGCGGTCGGTGATGCTCTTCTGGACAAAGAGGCCGACCGGGCTGTCCATGATCGCGGCGGCGGCGACGCGGAGCATCTCGGGCGCGAGGACCTCGCCGGGGATGAGGTCGGAGCCATTGCCGGACGAGACGCCGAACACGCGCTTGATCACGCTGTCGCGGTCGGGCGCGAGGCCCATCCGGTACACGCGGTCGGCGATGCGGGCGACGATCTCGGGGTTGTGCTCACGGTAGGCGCGGAGCAGCTCGCCGCTCGACATGCGACCGGTGTTGAAGCCCTTGCACGCGAGGCGGACGAGGCCGGCCTCCCACAGGTTCTTGGCCTCAAGGTGACCGTCGCCGAAGGTGCGGGTCGAGGTCAGGAGACCGTCGCTGATCTCGCGGTGGTTCTGGCCCTCGACGGTGTAGGAGCGCGACACCGGGAACAGCGCCAGCTCTTCGTTCTTGCCGAACTCGCGGGCGATGCTCGCGGCCGGGCCGTCCATCGTGACGGTGTGGGCGGTCTGCAGGCTCTTGAGGCTGGCGATCTCAGTCTCAAGCTTCTGGACCTCGGCGGCCCGACGCTCGTTCTCAAGCTTCTGGGCGGCGATGTCGGACTGCATGCCGGACGCGGCGCGGGTGATGCCCTCGCCGATGAGCTGGGCGACCTTCGCCTCAAGCCCGGGGATTTCTGCGGCCATCGTGGCCTCCTTTGGGTGGATGACCGGGGAAGCCGCCCGGCGCGGAGGGGGTCAGGAAACGGTGACGGGGAAGAAGGCGGCGAAGGCGCGGTCGAGCGCATTCAGGTCGAAGTCCGGGCCATCATCGGGCGGCGGGGCAGCCTTGCCCTCGGCGACGGGTGCGGGCTCGGGAGCCGGGGCGGCGGCGCGCTCTTCGATGGTCGCGCCCGGGTGCATCGGCACGCTGACGACAGAGCACTCGATCAGGTGGTTGTTCCGGTAGACATACCCGCGCTGGCCATAGAGGGGGTGGTCGGTCGGGTACTTGCTCCGATCGGTAGCCTCTCCGGGCACGAAGCCCACGGACGCGCAGCGCAGGGTCTTCTCGTCGAGCATGGCCCGGACCGTGCGGGCGATGTCGTGAGCCTCGGAGGGCACGAAGTCGCCGCGCAGGACCCCACCCTCGACGCGCACGTTCTCCCATCGGCCGATGGGCAGCCCCCAAGAGTTGTGGTTCAGGAAGGCCACGGGGTTCTGCATGAAGCGCGTGAGATCCCAGGTCTGCTCGACGATGTCGTTGGCGCCGTCCGGGGTGCCGACGGACATGATGAACGGGAATCGGGGCGGACCCTCGGGCTTGCCATCCTCACCCGCGACGCGCTCGACGATCTCCATCTGCATCAGGGCGCGGTAGGTCAGCGTCGGCGCGACCTCATCGGGCGCGAGCTGGCCAGCGTCCCGGCGCTCGGTGTAGCGGCGGAGGACAGCCTGCGGGGTCGCGTAGATGGTGCCGTAGAGCATGTGGTCAGTCCTCGATCACAGGGCGGGTAGAGCATCTGCAGTTGATGTCCTGCCTTGCAATATTGAACCCGCCGGGGGCTGGGGCGGACGCGCCCACGTCTTCGCCGGACGGTATCACAAACATACCCCCGGGTGCAACTTTTTGACCGTGGCAGCGGCGATGGGAGCGGTCGGGCTCAAGGACCCGTGGCGCGCGCAGCCATTCGATCTGCACGTCGACGCCCAAGTTGGCGGCGTCGCTGTAGGCGAGGAGGCTGCCGGCGTTCAGGGCGCGGGCAGACTCGGTCCGGGCGATGGTCAAGGCTCGCGCCGGCGAGAAGGCTTGGGAGGACCGGATGCGCTCTTGGATCTGTGACAGGGACTCGCCGGCCTGCAGGCCGGCATAGACCTCCGCCTCGATCTGTCGCTTGGTGGTCTCGCTGACGCGGGTCACCTGCTCAGCCAAGAGCTTCTGCGCCGGGCTCATGGTCGGGTCGTACTTGATGCCCCCGAGCCAATCGCGGAAGAGCCCCCAGCCGATCTGGACCACGCTCTCGACAATGCCGGCGACGGCTTCAGCGAGGATGATGGCCTCACGGGCTGCCGTGAAAAGCCCGAGCACGTCGTCGATCAGGATGACGCGCTGGACCCTCGGGGCTCCGGGGGTCAGCGGCAGCATGCGCGACTGGACACCCCGGGCAGCGTCGAGGTCGGCGAGGCGGGCGATGACCCGGTCCCGCTGGGCGGTCAAGGCCTTGGACCACGCCCGCGCCATGACGGCCTCGGATGACCGCAGAGCCGAACGGAAGAGGCGCTGCGCCTGCCGTGCGGACGGGGAGCGGGAGCGGCGCGCGGCGCGGGTGACGATGCCCCGGCGGAGGCGGAGGGCCTTGCGCTTCGGCGCCTTGATCTTGTCTCGGCGCGCCTTTGCCCACGCGCGCCCGGCATCGCCACCCCAGAGGAGCCATGCGATCCATCCTGCCGACGGCTCGGTCTCGCTCTCCCAGCCGGGCGCCTGCGCGTCGACGGCGTGGCGGGCGAAGTACGAGTGCATCCGCAGGATCGTCGACTCGCTCAGCGTGGCCCGGTTCTGCAGGTCGCGAGCCCGCGCGACACCGACCGCCGTGCCACCCCGCCCGTGCTCGGCGCGCAGGCGGAGGCCCTTGCGCGCGGCTGCCGCCATCGCTCGGGTTGGCTTGCGCTCGGCGTCGGTGAGCTTCGGCACCTCACTCCTCCCCGGACAGGGCGGCGAGGTCGTCGCGAACGGATGCGAGGGCGGCGAGGGCTTCGGCCTTGGCCTCGTCCGTGGCGTCGGAATCGGCGAGGACGTCAAGCGCATCGGTCATGTCGGCGACCATGCCCGGCACGTCTTCGAGCGCGTCGGACACGTCAGGCATGTCCTCGGGGTCGCTGTCGTCTGGCGAGTCGTCGACCGGAGCCGGGGGCGGTGCGCCGGGGGTCGGGGCCTGCGCGACCGGGGCGGAGGTGAAGGCGCCGGGGGGCAGGTCATCCCAGCCCTCGTAGGCGTATGCGACGGCCGGGTCCATGCCGTTCGCGATGTGCAGGCTGATCCGGTCAAGCGTAGCGCGCATCGCGCCCTGCAGGGCGGGGACGCCGCTGAAGTCATGCTCGACGGTGATGCTGTCGTCGCGATCGACCGACCGGGCAAGGGCGGTCAGAGCCTCGTCGAACTCGGCGACGCGGCCCTGAAGCTGCGTCCAATACGCCGTCATCTGCGTGTCGGAGGTAGCCCAGGTGTTGGCGCCGTCCGCGCCGATGCGGACCGGGGGCACGCTGAGCACAGCCAGCACGCTCTCGCGGATCCAGCGGCGCTGTTGCGGGGCCTCCATCTCGCGCGGGGCCCAGCCGAGGATGCTCAGCTCGGCGTTGGCCTCGCCCGAGACGACGACCCCGCCGTCGTTGTCGATGAACAAGCGCTTGAGCGCGTCGCGGATCGTCTCGACCTGCCGGGCCGACCACGCCGACACCCCATCGCCCTTGGGTCGGTAGATCGCGGCGGGGCGGCCGGCGGCGGCGGCTTTGGCTGCGCTC